GCAGCGGACCCGGTGCCAGACAGCCCACCGGTGGCGGACATAGCTGCCGATGCTGCGATGGTCGTCGCGGTCGCGGCGGGTGCCAGTGCAACCGACTCGACACCCCAAATGCCTGACGTGTTCGCAGCGGTTGCGGTGGGATAGGTAGACGGGTTCACCTGGTCGGTGACCCCGATGTCAGTGTTGTACCCACCACCACCCACCGGGGTACCAGTGTTCACGCGGGTGGTCCAGGGCGAAGCAGGCATTGCCGTCAGTGTCACGGCATCAGTGCCAATGTTGTTCGCCCAGTTGTAGGCGTTGACGACCATTACTCCGGCTGCTACTCCGGTGAGGGTGGGCGCCGCCGGGGAGGTGGCGCCCGACCCTCCAACGGCCAAGGCGTGGGAGATGACTGGGGTGGTGCTGCACCCGGTGTAGCGGGTGATGGTGACGGTGGGGTTGGCCGATGCACCCATCGTCAGGGTGTAGGTGGCGGGCTCGCTGCCCGTGGCAACTTTGTAGAAGTAGGCCACCGAGCAGAAGTTGGCGGCACCGACGTTGGGGTCTGCGTCGAGCAGAGTCCACCCTGTCGGGGTGGTGAAGGAAGCGGGGACGGAGTTGATCGCCGCCATGAGCAGCAGATCACCCGCCGCCACCGATGCCGGCTTGGGAATTGAAGCGGTGGTGGCAGGAGTGGTGCTGGCGTAGCTACTGACCGAGCCGAACGCAGTCGCCATACGACACCCCTCTCAACACCCAAATGCGAACCCCCGCGACCCCCCCGTTATTTGGTCAGACCACGGAGGCGACGACGGCACCCACCGCGAACGACAAGGTGTCCCCGGCGTTGGTGACCTTGGCCGCAGCCAACGGTCCTCTCCACTTCGCTACCGGGGTGGTGGCGCTGTCGCGGATGGTGATGCCCTGCACCCCCGGCGCCGCCACCGCGGGCATCCCCGTGAAGTTGATGATGGCCGAGTTGCTGATCTGCTCAGCGGTGGCCGTGTTCGGGGTGAAGGTCTGCCGCGCGTAGGAACCGCCCGTGACCTCGGTGCCCGCGGTGGTGTTGCTGCCGGTAACCGTGTCCAACCCCAATGTGATGGGCAATGTGGCGGCCACAGAGGTCGCCCCGAAGTCGAACGCGAGGCAGTTGGTGGCGTCTGCAGTGACCCAGTTGTTGCTCATTGGTCAGGCTCCGATCAGGTGGGTGCGGAGGGCGTCGCCCTTGGCGTCGGCGGCGTCGGCGATCTGCGCCGCGCACACCTCGCAGGCGACGGAGGACAGTGCGTGACAGTCCATATGGAAGGCCACAGAGTCGTGGAGGGGGTTGATCACCACGACGTGCTTTGGGTGATCGTCGGTCTGGCCGCAGCCGATACAGGTGGTGACGTTCATTGCTTGCTCCTTCGGTGAGGGTGGGTCAGTGCTCGTGCATCTGTTGGCGGACCTCAGCGGGCATCAGCGGGCCGCCCCGGTCGGTGTTCCTCGATGAGGTCGGCAACCTCCGACGGCATCACGGGAAGGTCGGAGTGCTGTGGCAGCTCCGCTTTGATGTAGGCCAACAAGCGGCCGATGTACTCACCGGCCCCCGCCAAGGCGCGTTGAGCCTTCTCCAGGCGGCGTTTCACCTGTACCATCTCCCGGCGCAGCTCATCGCCCTCCTTGGTCACCCGCTGGTTCAGGGTGTCGAGACGGCTCGCGAGCATGTCGTAACCCTCCACCTCACCGCGGCGCCCAGCCGCTGCCGTGGCGGCGTCGGTGATGGCCTTGGAGGCGGCCGCAGTTGCCCGTGCCGCTCGGTCCGCCCGGTGCTTGACGAACATTCCCACCCAGGTGGCGAACGGGGCGCCGACGATGAACCCCAGCACGGTCAGCACGGTTTGGCTCATGCGAGAACCTCCAGGGGTGGCCCGTGGGCGGACTCCGGCCAGGAGGCCAGGTTCATCAAGAGGCGGGAGAACAGGAACCCCCAGAAGATAATCCCCACCCAGCCCGTGGCGTAGCCGTGCTGCCCGATCAGGTACAGCACGAACGACCAGCTGTAGGAGAAGGCGTTGAACAGGGGCATGATCATCAGCGCCACCCATCCCCAGGAGTCGGTGTGCGGCGGTGTGCGGCGCCACGCTGCGGAAATGGCGAGCAGGCCGGTCAGTGCCCACACGGCGAAGCGCCATCCAACGGGCACGGTGTAGTAGAACAGCCCGACGTGCGGGGTGGTGGGCACACCGACCAACGGGTCCAGCTCACCGGACAGGCCGATGAGGATGAACAAGAAGCCGAAGATCAGCAGGGCCTCGCCCCGGTGCCCCAACAAGCCGGAGAAGAGGCGGAGACGCCTCACGGCGTAACGCTGACTGCGGTCGCTCCCACAGGCTCGGAGACAGGCGGGATCGGGCCTGTGTAGGCGGGCTTGACGGGTGCGGGCGGGGCCACGGTGACGGGCACAGTGCTCGCGACGGTGGACAGCGGTTCCTTTGATGCCACCACCGGCTCGGGCGGGGTGGCATTGCCCTTGACGAACATCTGCTTCCAGTACTGGTCCACCGCAATGGTCGCATCCGCGGCGGCCTGCGCCGGGTTGTGCTCCACGACATCGACCGCGACCTTCTCGACGGCCTGCACGGCCGCTTTCTGCTTGGCGTCCGCGTTCGGCACGTAGTACGTGGTGACCAGTGCGCCGAGACCGAAGACGGCGGCGGCCAACCACTGCACCAGGGTCGGCGCCGAGTTGCCGTTCGTGGACAGGGACAGCACCACCGCCCCGACGAATGTGATCACACCGGACATGATGGCTTTGAGGGCTTCGGCCGGGTTGGACCATGTTGCCTTGGTTGTTGCGCTCATGTCAGTTCAGCTCCGTGATGTTGTAGTTGAAGGCCCGCCAGAAGATGGCCTTGTTCTGGAAGTACTGGTGGGCGCCCTCCGGGCAAGCGATCTCGTTGCTGATGGGGTAGCCCCAGTGCCCGGTTTCCCAGCCTTGGGCGGCCCAGGCGTCGTGGATCGAGCCGTGGACCTCATGGGCCCCTGTGGTGGGGGTGTAGTAGATGGAGCCGTGGTCGAAGTGGTTGAAGCGGCCAACCCCATCCGGGCACCCGGTTTCAGGGGTTGTGGGGTTGCCCAGGAACCCGCCAGGCCCGCCGAGGGTGTTGTAGAGGTCGCCGATGGCGCCACCGACCATCGGTGGTGTCGGGGGCGCCCCGCTTCCGATCTGGCCGTAGCCGACCCCGAAGATGTCGTTGCAGTCCACCGCGGTTCCGTTGATCACGTCGCCGTCGTTGTTGCGCTGGTACAACTGCACCCACGGCCGCAGGTCGCTCTGCGCCCCACACTGCCAGTAGACATCGGCGCGGTTATTGGCCCGGAAGCGATCCATCGTCTCCGCGAAACCATAGATACCCCGGCCCACGTTGCCGATCACACTCTCCACTCCCTGAGCGCAAGCCTCAACCACGTCGAGCTGTCCCTGAGAGAAGTGGGAGTCGGCGGACAGCGGGATCACCGGGCAAGGATTGCCCAACTCGCCGTGCCGGTCGCGAATCCACAGCCCGGCGGCCACCCCGGTATCCCACCCCGCGTTGACACCAGGAATCCAGGGCTGCAACATCCAGTCCCCGGTGCCCAGCTCGGCGTTGATCATCATGGCCTGCCCGAGTCGCGCCGATTCATCGACATCAGCTCGGGTGGCATATTGTCCGGTGGGTGCCGGGCGCTGCAGGTACCAGGCGCGCCCGGCGTAACCACGGTCGTGTACTGCCTGCACGCTCAGCGGCGACAGGCAGTCGATGATCTGTTGGGTATTCGGTAGCGAGGGTGCCATGAGGGGTCTCCAAACGTCACAGTGACGGATCGGGGGGTTAGGACAGGCCGGTGATCGGCGCCACCGGCGGTGGTGATGTGGCCGCCTGCCGGGTTTCCACGGACTGCACCATCTCGGTGATCAGGTTCAGCAGGGTGGTTTTCGCGTTGGTGGCGTTCACCGTGGGCTGCCCAACGCACAGGGCGTTGATGACGCGGGTGGCTAGCGCGTCGGGGACGTTGAGGGTGATGACCATGACCGGCCTCCTAGGCAAGTGTCGAGAAGTTGAAACCGGACACGCTGACGTAACCGTTCGCGTTGATGCTTGTGCCCGGGGCGATGGCCACGTCCCCGTTCGGGTAGACGTCGATGCGGATCGCACCACCACCACCGAGGGTGCTGATAAACGGCTCTTCGTAGAAGGGCCGGAAACCAGCAGGCAGGTTGAATATCTTGTACGCGCCGGTCAAGGCAACGGAGGTAACCACAGTCCCGCGGAGGAACACGCGGGTGCCCATGATCGAGTAAGCGGCCGGGGGAAACGCGCCACCGAAGTTCGTCCACGCCGCGGTGAACGCGGACGCCGGGACAAGGGTCATCGCGCCCTCAGGGCGGATGAAGTTGGTGTCCGGCACCGGGGGCGGCGGGAAGCTAATGACCGGCGGCGAACGCCGCCCCGCCTCCTCCGCGTCGTGCCGGATCGCCGCGAACTCCGAGGCGATACCAGCCACCCTCGGGGCCACCCCGTCGGGGAGCTGCGGGTACTGGTCAGGCGAACTCACATCAGCACCTGCACAACCATCTTCACGGTGAACGCATCAGGCCCCGACTCCAGGGTCAATATCCGCAGGCCGTACTGCCCGTCAGCCAGGAACGGATGCCCCACGAGGCCGACGAACGCGGTGTCACCCACAGACACCAGGTCGATAGAGGGTGCACCGGTCTGCCTGCCCTGATTGTCCAACCCGTTGATGCTGATGCGGGCGGTCGCCGTTTTGATCGGCACCTTGTGGGTGGTGACAGCGGCATTGGCGTACCCGGCGACGGTGGGAGTGTCGATGGTGGAGGTGTGCCCGGTGTCCGCGGTCTGCAGCGCTGGCCACCCCTGACCGGTGTACGTGGTGTCCGACGTGGACGCGGAGAGCAGAACACCGGAAGCCACGGGGGGTGTGGCCGAGGAGACCGTGCGTGTGTCCTGCCCTTTGGATGTGACATTGAACGTCATGTCCGTCCCATCGATGCCCGTCGACAAGCTCAGCAGAGCGCGCTGGTAGTCCCAGGCATGGGGGAACCCCAACTGCCCCAACCGGTTGTTGCCGATCCGCATCCGCCACCGCATGTACCCCTGCGTGGAATCAACGAACTCCGGGGAGAACTCCACCTCCGGGCCCGCATCGACTTGGGTCAGCTCCGACAAGCGGGTGCCGGTCGTGGCCAAATCCGACCCCAGGTAGGTGCGCACATTGGTCCCACCGATGGTGTCGGGCAAGATGAGTGGTAGCTGGTAGGTGGGGTCACCGTTGACGGTGGCCAGTTCCACCAGGCGGCGGGCAATGGAATGCAACGACAAGCCCCGGTTCGCGGTGTCCGGCGAGGTAGGCGAAAAAACCACGTTCGCGGCGGCCGTCCCAATGTTCTGACCGGGGGTGACCACCAGCCGTTTGCGGGTGAAGAACTCCCACACGGTGGTGGTGCTCAATGCGGCGACGGTGGGTTTCTGCGTGTCATCCACGGCGATGGAGGACAAGATCCCGGCTTGCAGGATGGTTTGGCCGTAACACCACAACACCGTCCACCGCCACGGCTCCCGCAAACGCTGAGCCATGTCCGAATCGAGTTGGATCGGGTTCAGCGGCACCGCAACACCCGACAGGGTGCCGGACCCGTTCAACGCCCGCGACCACGTGGGGACCGCGGTGAACGGCAAGTCCCCCACAACCCGCCCGGTGACAGTGTTCGCCACCGCCAACCGGTAGGCGACCATCAGGCCGGGTCAACCCGGATCATCAGGTTGTTGCGGGTGTCGGCGGCGGCGTGCACGATCCCCCCGGAGGGGCCGGTCACATCCCAGTGCAGGCGGGCGGTGGTCGGCCCCGTGTAGATGGCGTTACCCACCGGTACGATCGCAATGTTCTGCGGCCCAAAGTTCGCGAAACTGATGCTGCCCGCGAACAGAGCATTGTTGATGCTCACGTACGAGTTGAGCCCGACCCCGGCCGCGTTCACCGAGTACACGTAGAAGGCGGTGGACGCCGATACCCTGTACGGCCAGCCGGGGTCGGGGATGTTCACCACGATGGGAGAAAAGGCCCCGAAGACGTTGGGATAATCGGCGAGACTTCCGGTTACAGCGGCCCCGTACGTCGCGGCGTCGGTGGGCCAGGCACCGGTCAGGATGAAGCTCTGCGTGCCCCGCCACAGTCCCTGCGCAGCGTCCCAGTAGTCCACCAAAGACGGCAGGCCCGCGACGGCCTGCCGGTACCGCAGCTCGCCGTCGACCTTCCCCGGGTCGGACAGGAAGTCGCCGGGCAACAGCCGTCGCACCGTCCCCACCAGACCGCTCGAGCGGCGCTTGTCGGTGATGTTCGCGGCAGTGATCGTCGTCGACCCTGCTGGGCGGTACACCTGCGCCAGGATCACAGCACCATCGACGGTGACCGCCGGAACCTGGGGGGTCGCTGACGGAACCCCCGTCACCACGTCGGCGATGGCGTCGGTGGACGGGTCCAGGCTGATGCTGGCCTTGTCCAACACCTGCGCATATACCACGTCCCAGCGCGGGTTGGTGGCATCCGAGCCCGGTGGGGTGAACAACACCCCGGCAGAGGTTTCCCCCCACCCGATGTAGGGGCCCTGCCCGGCCCGCTCGCTGACGAAAGCACCCGGTTGGATGATGACCTGATTGCTGGCCGTGCCCGTCTGATCCACCCGCAACGACTTGACTCCGGCCGAGTCGTAGTCGTGGCTCAGCACCCCATTGCGCACCGCCAGCGGGTTCGCCTTCGTATCCGGCAACAACAGGCTGCTCAGCAAACCTTTGCGGATGTCCCTGCCATTGTTCCGGCCAGTCTGACCGTCGCTCGCAGTTAGGGGCAAGGCGTTAGAGAGGGCTACAGCCATCGAGGTCTCCTAGAGGTAGCTGTTCCGCCACTGGGCGGTGAGGGTCGCGGTGGAGTTCTGCAAGTCAGCGGAGAAGGAGATGCCCAACGTTTGCCCGGCCGGGTTTTGGAAGAACCCTGCCCTGGTGAGCAGGTTGCGGCGGTTCGCGCCGTTGAGCAGCACCGACCCGGTGCCGGTGTTGATGACCAGGACGTCGTTGGCCGACAACACACCGCCGAACACGATGGTCCCGGCGCTGGTGATGATCGTCGGGTTCGTCGCCGGACCCTGAATGGTCAACAGCACATCAGCTGGGGCATTGCCCGCCGTGTTGTCGACAGTGACGATGCCAGTCGGGCCGGGTTGGCCGTAGGAGATACCCGTGGACCCTGCCGGGCCGTTCCACTGGACGCCAGTAGTACCTGCGGGCCCGTTCCACGGCACCCCACCCGCACCCGGCTGCGCCATCTGCGTCGTCGCCGACTGCAACACCACATCCAGCAGGCGCGGGTCAGGGGCCGTCAGCGACACCGAGAAGTTAGCGATCATCCCGTCCGGCGACTTGGACAGAATTTCTGTGGACCTTTGCACCAGGGTGAACAGCGAACCCACCTCGTCATCGACCTGCAGCGTGTACAACTGGCTGGGGTCGTTGCACAACCCACCCAAGCTGCGGCGCGCCCGAATCAACACGGCCGGGTCGGTGGTGGTGAGCACCCCATCGAGCGTGACCACCCGGTGGTCGGTGTAAGCGGGGGTATACAGGCTGCCAGCCGCGAACGGCAACGGCGTGTAAGCGACGCGCATCTTCGGGGTGTCATACCAGCCGTCGAGCTTGGTGACGATCCTCCCGACCCCGCTGGAATCGGGAGTGTCCGTCAGCAGGAACTGCGTCCCGGCGAGGGTGACGACCACACTCACACCGTCACCTCATCTCGAAGAGCAGTTGGCGTTTGACCTCCAGGGCGATCTGCTCCCCCGACTGTCCCGGCTGCGAGTGCACGTTGATCGTCACGTCCTTGCCGCCACCACCGCCGGTGTTCAGGTTGGCGCGCAACACCTCCCACTGCGAGGACGAGAACACCGGCTCAGGTTTGGCCGAGTAGTTGAACCCGGCGGTGTTGGGCATCATCCAGCCGCCGTCGTCGTAACCGTGGGAGTGCTGGGGACCCGGATCGAACCACCCGGCGCCGTAGCGGTTGTTGGCGTACCGCGACCCGGCGATGAAGTTGTCCACCGGGTTGAAAATGTCGTCGTGACCGGGCAACTTCCAGAACTCGAAAGTCGTGGAGATGACCTGCATGATGCCCTTGGCGAGGTCACCGGAAGCGTTGTTGACATCCCCGATGTTGCCCTGGATAGCCCTCGGGTTGCCGCTGCTCTCGGTCATGGCCTGCTGGTAGAGCCCACCCGCGTAGCTCAATGGGTAGCCGAGAATACCCAGCGCCTGGCCGATCCAGTCGTTGATCTGTCCAGCCGGAGCGGCGCCGCCTGGTCCCGCCGGGGACCCACCACCGCGGGCCTGGTCCTGACCGTTGACGAAGCTGATAACCCCGTCACGCAGTTTGTTCGCCGACGCGGGCAGCAGACCCAACATGTTCTGTGAGACAGGCATCTTCGGCCACGCCGTATCCAATGCCCCCGCCGCGAGGTGGCGGATAGCGGACACAGCGGAGCTGAACGCCCCTCCAATGGTGTCGAGGAGACCCTTCCCGCCGCCGCCGGGGTCGTGGTCCATCGCCCAGTGCGTGTGGTTGAGGTGGGCATCCATGGTGGAGGCCCCGTACAGGCCGTAGCCGTCGCCGACATCGGCGCCGTTCTTGATGTTCCTGCCGGTCTTGTGGATCAGCTCAGCGGTTTCCCCGCCGTACTTGGAGGCGATCCACTGCGACGCGTCGATCAGCTTCGCGTTGTCGTCCCCGGCGAACCCCACATCCAACGCTTGGCCCCGACCGTGGTAGCCGGGGTCACCGGGCCGGAAGTCGGAGTTGTCGAGGGCGTCCGGGAACTGGCCTTTGATGACGGACAGCATCGCGGGCCAGGTGACCGCTCCGCCGCCAGCGAGTCGTGGTAGCTCCACGGAGCCACCCGCGGCGAAGTAGCGCATCGGAATGCCCTGCAAAGTGTTGCGGCGCATCGCTTCCATCGCACCATGCCCACCGGCGGCGGCAACTTCCCGCGCCGTCCACATGTGCTCCCCGTTGGACCCCCACAGCGGCACTTCGTCGGAGGTGCCTGTGCCCGGCCCGTGCACGGGTCCACCGGTGGCGAGACCGGCAGTGGATGATCCGGTGCGGAGTCCGCTGCTCGCGAGGGGCGGCGGCGGGGCGGGGGCTGACTCGCCGATCTTCGGAACATGCAGGTTGATGTTCAGCCCGACAGCCCCAGCGACCGTGTTGATCGCACCGAGGAACCCGTTCACCAGATCGAGGACACCATTGATGCCGCCGAGGAACACCGACTTCGCGGTGTCCCAGATCGCGGTCCAGATGTGCTCGAGCCCAGTGGCCAGATCACTGAAAACACCAGACAGCATGCCAGCGAAATCGTGGGCAACACTGCCGATCTCACCGGTCATGTCGTGCCAGATATTGACGACGAACTTCTTGATGTCATCCCAGGCTTGCGACCAGTGACCGGTCACCACATCGAGGAACACGCTGACTATACCGATGAAGATGTCACGGAAGATCTTCAAGGCGCCGACGATGAGATCCCACGCGATCTTGAGAATGCCGAGAATGACATCCCACACCACCTGGATTGCGGTTTTGATCCCGTTCCACGCGATATCCAGGATGCCCGTGATGAGAGGCAGCGCCACATCGAATACAGCCTTGATGACACCCCATATGATCGAGAAGAACGCCGAAATTTCAGACCACACGAGTTTAGTGACGACCTGAAGGTTTTCCCACGCCATGCTGACAACGACAACAACAGCAGCTAGGGCAGCTTCAAATATACCTTTTATTACCCCCCACGCTATGCTGACAACGCCAGCAACAACAGCTAGGGCAGTTTCGAAGATGCCTTTGATTACCTGCCAAACCAAGGTGAAATTACTCACGATCATGTCCCAAACAAACTGGGTGATCTGCTTGATTTCGTCCCAGTGGGATCGAATCGCATCCACGATGGGTTGCAGGAAACCCATGATCACCCGGTACACGGTGTTCCAGGCGTTGGTTACGGTGCCGACCATCGAGTTCCACCGGTCGGCGAGGAAATCGACAATGGTTCCGACGACGGTGGTAACGATGTTCTTCACGTCGTTGAATCCCGTGACGAAGAAGTTGACGAAGGGGCCAGCGAACCAGTTGGCAACATCCATGGCGATGTTCTTCAACTGCGTGAAGTGGGTCGCGACCAGCACAATCGCGGCCACAGCGATACCAACCGGCCCGGTGATGACCGCGAGCACACCGGTGAAGATCTTCCAGTGATCGATGACGAAGCCGAGCCCGACCTTCAGGGCCTCGAAGGCGGGTTTGAGCCCGTGCTCCCAGATCCAGCCTGCGGCGGTCTCCACGACCTTCCAAGTGCTGTCAACGATCCCCCGGAAGGTGTCGAAGTGGGTGTAGGCGTAGATCAAACCCGCGACCAGTCCGGCGATGGCCACGACGATCAATCCGATCGGGTTGGCCAGTTCGGAGATGTTCAACTCGCCCTGAGCAACAGCGGCGGCCCTGAGCGCGAACTTCCACGCTGTGGTGGCGATCTCAGCGGCACCCATAGCCGTCTTGTAGATCATCAGAGCCGCTGCAGCACCGAGGATTACTTCACCGATCGTCTTCATGAGGTTGGCGTGGTCACCCATCCAATGGGCGGCGCTCTGCAACCAGCCCAGGAACTCGGTGGCTTTCGGCAGCAGTTTCTGGCCCAGCTCAATGACCCACGACTTCAGCCCGTCGACGACTTCGGCCAGTTGCTGGTTGAAGTTCCCCTGGACCTCAGACCAGCCCTTGATGTTGCCGTCCGCCTGCTTCGTCGACTCGGAGATGGCCTTGATCGAGGCGTTGACCGTGTCGGTGTGCTCACCGGTGAGCTGCAGGGCCACGTTCATGCCGTCCGCGGTGCCAGTGGCGCGCTTCATAGCCTCGGTGAAGTTCTGGTTCTGGTTAGCCCCTGTCCGCAGCGCCGCGCTGAACCCGATCGCTTTGTCGTGCAGGGTGTTCCACTGCCCGAGCTGAGTCTTCTGCTCGACATCGAGCCCACCGCCGGTCTTGCGAAACTCCGCGAAGGACATGGTGCCCTTGTCGATGGCCTCCGCGACCTTCTGAGCGGCCGGGGGTAGTGCGCCGAAGGCGTTGCTCGCGGCGGTCACCGCCAGCTTGGACTCGTTGAAGTTGGACAGCAGCACGGTGCCCGCAGGCCCCATCTTCACCATGATCGCGTGCGCGACCTCTTGCAGCGTCCCGGCGACCCCGGTCTTGCCGAGGTTGTGGGACAGGTCGATGGCATTCAGCCCGAGCGCCGCCATCTCCTTGATCATCGGCTGAGTGGGCGCCGACAGGGACTGGATGGCGTGCCCGAGGTTCTGCGCACTTTGCTGGGCGGGTTCACCCGAGGCGGTCATCGCCGACAGCGAGCCGGTGACGTCGGCCAGGCTGATGCCCGCCGCCGCTGCCAGCGGGGTCACGCTGTGCAGAGCCCCGGTGAACTCGTCGAAGTTCGTCTTACCGAAGCTGACCGCGGTGATCAGCTTCGAGGTGACGGTGGCCGCGTCACCCACCTTCGGCCCGTAGTCGTGCATGATCGTGGACACCGCGTCGGTGACGTGCCCCAGGTCGGCGTTCTCCTGCTTCGCACCCTCGGCGGACGCCTTCAGGGTGTCCAGGGCTTGCGCACCGTGCTGGCCCGAGGACTCCACCACGTACATGCCCTTGGCGAGGTCCTGGGCGGACACACCGACCTGCCCGGCCATGTTCAGCATGCCGTCGCCGACGAGCTTCAAGTTGCCGGTGGACTCACCCGCGGTCGTCGCCAACTTGGTGAGGCTTTGCTGGTAGTTGCCGGCCTGGTGCAGGGCGTCGCCGCCGAGGATCGCCGACACCGCGGTCGTGCCGATCGCCAACTTACCGAGGCTGCCGACGAGGCCCAACGCTTTGGAGCTACCCGCCGCGGAAGACTCCCCGGCACGGGCGTTCGACGTCGCCAGGGCGTCGTTGCGGGCGATCAACTCCGTCTTGGCGCGGCCCTCGTTGGACTCTGCTAACACCAAACGCTCAGAGGCGGTGACTTCGCCGCGTTTCGCCGCTTCCAGGCGGGCCTCAGCCGCCACCACCGCCGAGGAGTCGGCGGCGTACTTGGCGCGGGCCTCCGCTAGTTTCGTCTCCGCGATTCGCACCCGGTCCGCGGCGGCCAACTCCTTGTCCCGTGCCGCGGAGATAGCCACCGACGACTGCTCCACCGCGGCCTGCGCCGCCCGAACCTGCGACTGAACCGCAGCGGTGGTCGCCGAAGTCCCCGAGGTGACGGAACGGGTGAACGCCGTAGAGAACGTCCGCCCAGCCTCCGTACCACCCTGCTCAGCGGGGGCCACCACATCACGGGTCATGGCAGCACTCATCCCCATGACACGGGGGATGATATCTACGAACACGGAGCCGACAGACATTGGTCAACTCCTCACTGTGGTGTTGTTCCGCCGATGGACGCCATCAACGATTGGTGCTTCGATCTCTGCGCTTCGAGGCGGGTTGCTTCCCGCTTGTCCGCGCCCGGCCGGCGCATGGGTTCCGGGTTCGCGGTCCCACCGTTGGCGGTGGCGAAGTCACCCCGGAAGTAGGTGAACAAGTCCTGCACGTTCCCCAGCAGGTGGTGCATGGTGGTCCACGGGTCGTCCCGCAGCGCCGCCTTGGTGGCGGACTCCTCCGGGAGGTGCTTGACGATGACCAGCAGTTCCCGTGAGGACATTTCGCCGAGGTACCAGTCGGCGATGTCGCGGTGATGAAACCGGGACAGGTCCGATTCGATTTCCGTGCTGTAGTGGACGAGCAGGTCCACTACCTCGGCAAGTTTGGGGCGTTCTTCACCCGGTCCATCATGAGGCCGTAGACGAGAGCCACATCGTTGGACCGGCCGCCGGAGGCAATGAACTGCTGGTGCTCCTCTTCGCCGAGCACCGCCCGCGCCAGGGAGATGGACGAGTTGTCACCCTTCTCGTTCAACTCGTCCAGCAAGGCTTGCACTTCATCGGAATTGCACAGCGGGTGCGGGACCAAGAACCTTCCCCCGTCCGTTGTGCGGAGGGTGACACCGGGTTGACCACCGACCTTGTCGATGGCCTGCGCCCGCATGTCGTCAATGTCCATCTCCGCGGAGAGCGGAGGGAGAAACTTAGCCATGGTGATGCCTTTCGTCGGATGATCGGATTACGCCGGATTGGGGATGGAGCCTGGTGGGCGGCCATCCGACAGGACCGCCCACCAGGGATCAGGGTTTAGGTGATTGCGGTCACCGAGTTGGACGCCACGGAAGCCTGCGACACCCTGCCCGTGGAGTCGGTGGCGGTCACCGTGAAGCTGTACGAGGTGCCCACGGTCAGACCGGATACCACAGCGGTCGGGGCCGCGGCGGTACCACCGAACGCCACGGTCGCACCAGATGCGGCAGGGACGATCCCCACCGAATACGTGTACGGTGCGGTGCCGTTGGTCGGTGGGTTGAACGTCAAGTTCGCTTTCGCGCCGGTAACCGCGGTCGCTACCACCGAAGACGCAGCGATCAACGCGGACAGCAGACGCCAACCGGGGCCGTCCGTCCACGTGTACTCCGCGAACCCCGCCACCTGGTCGTACAACGGCTCGAACACGAGCTTTGCGTTCTGCTCCGACTTCGGGTTCTGCGACTTCACGTCAGGTTTGAGCAGCACGCAGCGCGGGAACAGAGTCACCTGGTAGCAGTCGGCGCCGAGTTGGGTGTCCACCGCGATGTACAGGATGGAACGCAACGCAATCCGCGGGGTTCGGGGCTTCTTGAGCCCGAACCCAGCCGCGCCAACTTGCTGCAACTGGGAGAACGGCATCGACTCGCGCAAGGCCTGCACCACCGGGCGCAGCGACTCGATGCACGTGAACGTGGACTCCGCGGTGTCCTGGGTGGCGTCCTTGCGGACCGCGGCACGGGTCTGCCATGCGTTGGTGTCCGCGAGCGCGTACTTCGGGGTGAACGTCACCCCGTTCTCATCCAGCAACCCCGTCTCCAGAAAACCCTGCGCGCCGACGAGGTCTGACGACAGCAGACCGGTTGCCGAGTCGAACGGCGACCAGTTGGCGAACGGGTTCTGCAGGGAGTAATCCTTGACGATCACGCTGCCGTACAGGCCCTTGAACACGAGCTGCGGGTTGGGGACAAACAGGCTGTCCCAAGTTGCTCCGGCCATGATGTGTTGCTCCTTTTCAGATGGGGGAAGCGTTGAATCGGGAATGGACGGCGTAGGACGCGATGTGGCGTTCCATGTTTTCGTCCTGGTAGTTGGACCAGAACGGTCCGTTGATCGTTTCGCAGTAGTCGATCAGCACCCCACCCACCACGGTGTGACGCAGATGGTGCATTTTCTGGTCGATTCGCCGGGCAATGTCACTCGACGTCTGCCGGTCCGCGGCGAAGGTTTCGACGTACATCACTGGCCGGTCGGTGATGTAGTCGTCCCCACCTGTGACACGAGAGACGCGGACGAACGGCAAACTCGGCTGGTTCGACATTTCCACCGAAACATCGGCGACACCGGGCACAGACGACAGGAAAGTGACCAGCACAGCCTCAACATCGGCGAACGCCATCACTCCCCGCCAATGGCCCTGTGCAGGACATGCTGGGCAGTGTTGTGTTTGCTGCCGTACTCGATCCAGTGGGCTTTGTAGTCGTGCGCGGTGACACGACCCTTCATGCGCCGGTGACCTTGCACCACCGACGCTTCGATGGAGTCCCGGTAGTCACCGGGTTTGTCCACGTAGCCGCCTTTGAGGGTGTGTTCCTTCGGGCCCACCGGGGCGGCCGCCTTTGCGCGTTCGGCGACCTTGTTGGCCTCTTCGAGGAGGTGCGCGTGCAGCTCCGGGTCGGTTTGCAAATACACCTCCATCCCGAGCGGGTCGGGAATGAATTGGGCAGCCATCAGCGACCCTCTCTTGGTAGGGAGTTGCGCTCGCTGAGCCTTTTAGCCGGTGGCCTTGCGGAGCAGGATGACGAGGTGGTCCGGGTTCCCGCGACGATCCGGCTGGACCTGCGGATCACCGAACACCTGATACGTGACCCCGTAGGCCACCACCTGGCTTGTGGCGGTCAAGGTCAGGGCTTGCGGGGATGGTGGGGCCAGCAGCCGCCACATGGTCTGTGTCAGGTCCATGTCGCCGGTCTGCTCAGTGGTGGTGAGCGGCTGAAGCGAGCACCCCGTGATGGGGAGCTGCGGGGACTTCACCTCACCAGGAATGCCCTTTGAGCTTTTGGTGCCCGCGGTGACGGTGATCCCGTACACCGTTTCGTGACCGAGCCTCACGAGTCACCCGCGTACGGGATCGACGTGATCGGCCACTCGGAACTGACAGCACCGTCCTGGCCGATCCGCAGCAACCACGAGTCGTACGAAGAATTCGAACTGATGGGGCCACCAATGTTGCCGAACGGCCGCGGCGCCAAACTGGGATGCAGCTTCATCGAACCCACACGAGACCGCTTGGACCGGTACGGTGCCAACGAGTCCAGATCGCCAGGGGTAACTTGCAGCTCGCCGCGAACAGCGATCTCCCCGCGGATCGCCCATATCGCGGTCACCGTCCCCGCTGTTTCCTGCACCACCCCATCGACGTTGACCAGTAGGCGTTTCACCATGGTCGCAACAACAGTGGCCACAAGCACCGGGTCCAGACCCCCCAGGTCGGTGGGGTCCAACGCGAACCGAGCCATCCGCTGATTGATGTAGGGGGCCTTCTGCTGCAGCATCGCTGCGGCCTTGACTAGCAGGTTGAAGACTTGCCCCTGCTCATCCGCTGAGAGTGGTCGCCAAATGTCGGCTACGTCGTTCGGTTTTGCACCGAAAGCTTCAGTCACGACGACCCCTCTCAGCTTTGCGGCTTACTTGGCCGGCTTGTCGGGTGGGGTTTCCTTCACCTCGGGCTTGTCGGGGTAGTCACCGCCGGGGTACGGGTGTTGCCCGTCCTCGAAGCAGTGGGCGCCCATCTGCTCGGCGGCCCACTGCGGCAACGGGTCCTTGTCGTCCGGGCCGAAGGTTTCCGACTCGCCCTTGTCGTTGTAGACGTGGACGTAGGTCACAAGATCAGCCATCACAACACCGTCCCAACGAGCGACAAGTTTGGGTTCGCCAGACCCGGCAGTACGAGGGCCGCGCCCTTCGTCCACAGACTGATGGGGTCCTCTTCGGAGTACACACCGGACACGATCCCGGCCTCATCCCCTTCGAGTCCCCACCGCGGGTCCAAGGCTTCCGCTGTGGTGCCCCAGAACGTGGCGCCGAACATGGTGTCCTCGGGGGCATCGATCGCCACCGGCTCCGGGAGCAGCACCACCTTGTTGTCCGGGATCACACGCTGAGCAACACCGTTCACGTTGACCTGCGCCTGGTACAAAGTGACCTGCGGCAAACCCTGTGCGGCGAACACGTTGTTCAACTGGTCCTGGTTGATGATGGTCGACTGACCACCCCCCGCGAACAGCGCTTGCCCGCCGAACACCTGGTTACGGATGCTCTGGTTGCGGAGCAGGTTGTTCCAGATGCGCCGGGACACGATCATCGCCGCGGGGTTCAACCCGTTCGTGGCGAGGTAGGTGTCCCGCCACGACATGATGTCGCTCAACGGGTCCGACGTTGCAGACGACCACAGGTTGGCCGCAGTGACGCTGTGCACGGGGTTCCTGCCGAAGTCGATGAACTGCCCGAGCCCGTTCTCCGCGATCGTCACCGAACCGTTGACCATCGCATCACCACGGGCCAGTTCGACGCGGGCCGCGATGTTGCGGGTGACCCGCTCGGCGTCGTTGAACAGTTGCTCAACGATTTTCTGGTCGGTGACCTTCCGCATGCGCAGGCGGTCGTACTCACCGCAACGCTGCTTCTCCGACATTGGAGGCAGCTCGCCGCGCATCACGCTGAGCTGCTGGTGCCGGCCGATGGGCGACTCAGCGTCGAACGACCGGAACGACGCGGCGTCGGCCAGGCCGGTGCCACCGGACATCAGCCGGTAGTCGAGGTCGTCGATCATCTTGTTGGGCAGCCACTGCGCCAGCGAGAACTGGTTGACTGCGTAGTCCTCCAGCGCGTTGCGCACGTACCCGGTCAGCTCGGCGGGGTAGATGTAATCCTCATTCAGAAGCATGAGCTAGTCCCGCCTTTCTAGACGTAGATGATGTGGGCGTTGGTGGCCTGCGCGGTTGCGCTGGGCGCGATCGGGAGACGCGCGAGGCGCACCCGGCCGTGGTCGAGCAGTGCTGCACCGACAGTGGCGCTCGCAGAGTTGCGAGGAACCTGCACAGCGGTGAACAAGTGCCCAGCGAGGGCCTGTGTGCCATCGGTGGCGGCGTCAGTGACGGGGCCGTAGTTGCCGGTGGCGGTGTTCTTCCCCAACGGGAGACCGCTGGGGAAGTAGCCGTTCGGGTAGTGGGTGGAGGCGGTGAACGACGACATTTGCAATGTGATCGTTCGCGCCGAGGAAGTGCCGT